CTGTCGGTCATCGAGTGGCCCAAGTCGATGCTCAAGCGCCTGCCGCGCGTCATGCTCGACGCCGAGGCCAGGGCGCTCAAGCTCAAGGTCGAAGGCGAGGTCACCAAGGAGCAGATGGTCGAGCGCATCTGGAAGCACCGGCCGAAGGGCTGGGTCCCGCTCTACGCCAGACTCTGATTGACCCGGCTCGCATCCGTGCAGCATGATCCGGCCGGATGCAGACCTATCTCGATCAGGTCCTGGTGCTGGCCGATCGCACCGGGGTCGACCTCAAGGCCGCCGTGCTGCACGCCGGCATCTCCGACTCGCAGTACTACCGCTGGACCACCCGGACGACGCTGATGGGCGAGAGCAGCGCCCGGCGCGTCCTGGTGGCGATCCAGGAGCTCGCGGTGCGCCAGCGCAGGAAGACCATCCGTGCCCATGCTGCGGCGCGCTAGCTCGTACCACGAGCTGGTCGACGAGCTGCGCCGCTGGCGCGCCGGGCACGGGATCTCGGTGCGCGAGCTGTCCTTGCGCATCGGCGTTGCCGACAGCCTTGCTTCACGCTGGGAGTGCGACGACAAGCGCCCATCCCTGTTCCTGGCCGTATGCTGGGCCGAGGCAATCGGCGCCAGGCTTGCCGTCGTTCCCTCCTCACGCCGCAGGCGATCATGCCCGAGACAGCTGAACCTGCCCTGGTGATCGGGGCGCTGAGCCGCAAGACCCGGGCCGGCCACCGCCGCAAGGTCATCGACCAGAACGAGATCTTCGACAGCCAGACCGAGCACCGCCACTGGTGCGAGCTCAAGATCCGCGAGCGGCTCAAGGAGATCCGCGATATCGAGGTCCACAAGCGCTACGAGATCGTGGTCGCCGGCCTCCACATCTGCGACTTCATTCCCGACTTCCAGTACGTGACCATGGACGGCGCCGTGGTGGTCGAGGACGTCAAGAGCGAGCTGACGCGCAAGCTCCCCGAGTACCGGCTCAAGAAGAAGCTGTTCGAGGCGATCTACAAGCTCAAGGTCCACGAGTTCGTGATCAGCCGGCGGCGCCGCCGGAGGCCCCGCCCGAAACCCCCGGTGTTCACCCTCAAGCCCACCTAGAGGACAGCATGCAGCACGGCTGGCTATGCCCCGTCTGCGGCGCGGGCGTAGCCCCGGGCCGCAGCACCTGCGATCATCCGGCCCAGGTCGAGCCCTTGCCGGAGACCTTCCCCGACGCCGATACCCGCGAGGGTGCCCAGGCGCTCTATCCCGATCTCGACATCGCCAGGGAGGCGGCCAAGTTCCGCCAGCACTATGCCGCCAGCCGCAGCGCGCGCTGGATGCACGTCTGGCAGCGCTGGCTCGAGGGCGAGCGCAGCTGGCTCCAGGCCAGGGCGGCAGGGACAAAGAGCCTTGCCGGGCCGCCGCCGGGGATCAGGCCTGGCGTGCGCATCCCGCGCATCGCGGTGTGGCAGAACACGCCGCACGGCACGCGCTTCCCGTCCTCGATGGAGTTCGCCGACTACGAGGCGGCGCGCGCCGCCGGCACCGCGCCCGAGCTGGTCGAGGAGAGCGACTATCTGCGCATCAAGGCCTACGTCACGGCGGCGACCCGCCAGGCGTGACAGCCCTGCACGCCTGCAGTACCCTTCCGGGCCCTGGAGGTCCCGCCCATGAACAGCGACATCCCGCCGCCCGACGCGCTCGAGAACCTCTCGCCTGCGGACCAGGCCGAGCTGCGCCGGATCATCGTGCATATCGAGGGCGCGATCTTCGAGTGCTTCGAGGCCGGCTACTCCCCCGGCTCGATCGCCAACGTCCTGCTCTCGGCCACGGCCAAGATCCTGGGCTGCCTGAACGAGGTCGGCCGGCAGGACGCCATGCGCCATATCAGGCAGAACTTCCCGCTGATGGTCGAGGCATACGCCATCTCAAACCACAAGGAGGACGAACCCGGCAATGGTCGATAACCTGGAGATCAGCGGCAGCGATGCCCGGCGCATCATGGCCGGCGAGGGCCTCGACGTCTGGCGCGAGCACACCGGGCGCAAGGAGCCGAAGGACCTGCGCATGTTCCTGCCCGCGATGATCGGGCTGGCGACCGAGAAGGTGAACCGCCTCTACTACAAGTACAAGACCGGGCGGCAGGTCTATGACCCGCGGCCCACCGGCGGCGTCCAGGTCGACTACGATGTCATCGCCGAGGACCACCTAGGCATCAAGCTCAGGAGCAAGAGCTTCAAGTGGATGGTCGGCCATCTCGACGGGCTGGTGAACGACGCCAACGCGTGGGGCGTGTTCGAGAGCAAGCACACCGGCGCCGTCAGCGAGTGGAACCCGGCCGAGGCGGTGGTCGAGCGCAACTTCTGGCAGGGCGCGCACTACTGCCTGCTCACCGGCCTGCCCTGGATCGACTTCTCCTGCCTCTACGGCCTGGCCGAGTGGCAGACCTTCCGGGTCACGCCCAGCGAGGACCAGCTCACGCTGCTGCTGGGCCGGCTCAACCGCTTCGCCAAGCATCTCGCCGACGACACGCCGCCCGACGGCGCCGAGGTCGTAATCACCGGGCCCAAGCTCGATCCCAAGCGCGCCTACGGCGAGGCCGAGCTGCGCACCTGGCCGATCGCCAACGCCTGGGCCAGCGCCGCCGGCCAGATCGTCGACACCTGGGCCGCGGCCGAGCAGCACGAGAAGGCGCTGGCCGAGCTCAAGCTGCTCGAGCTGCCCGTCGACGCCAAGATCGTCGAGGGCTTCGGCATCACCGTCGGCATCGCCAAGAACGGCGCCAAGCGGGTGCGCCGCCTGTAGGAGGTCAAGATGAGCTGGCTCTACCGCCGCAATCCCGATGCGCCGCCGCCGGACACGGCGCCGACGCCGTTTCCCACCGCGGCCGACACCGGGCCGGAGCGATGGCAGATCGGGTTTTTCACCCCCACGGAGGGCTGGCTGACGGTGCGCACCCAGACCTCCGAGCGCGATGCCTCCCGCATCGTGCATTACCTCCACGGCGGCGATCCCCAGGACTGGCCGCCGCACGATCCCTAGGAGGACCCGCCCGACATCACGAGAGAACAACCAGGAGACGACAATGTCCGATGACATCGAGAAGGTGCTCGCGCCCAAGCCCAAGAAGGCGAGCAAGGCCAAGCCCGCTGCTGCTCAAGTCGAGACCGATCCGGTTCCGGCGGCGGCGGCGGCGGCCGATCCGGTCAGCGCCGCGGATGCCTTTGCCGCACGGCGCCGCCCGCTCAACGTCCTGCAGCGCCTCAACGCGGTGCAGCTCGAGGTCGACTACGTGCAGAAGGAGAAGCGCCAGGGCATGCGCTACTCCATCGTCAGCCACGACGCCGTCACCGCCAAGGTGCGCCCGGTGCTGGTCAAGTATGGCGTGCTCTACTATCCGCGCGTCCTCCAGACCGAGCAGTTCGGCAACCGCACCCAGGCGTTCATGACCGTGCGCTTCGTCAACATCGACGAGCCGGCCGACTGGATCGACGTCCAGAGCTTCGGCTACGGCATCGACGAGAGCGACAAGGGGCCGGGCAAGGCCATGAGCTACGCGGTCAAGTACGCGCTGCTCAAGGCGCTGGGCATGGAGACCGGCGACGACCCAGACCTCGAGCAGGACACCACGTTCCGCACGCCGGGCGGCAATTCGAGCCACGCCACGGTCGACGTCAAACAAGGCACGGTCAATGTCAGCGCGATGGCCGAGGACGGCAGGCGGGCCGAGGAAGCATCGCGGGCCGCGATCAGGAAGCAGGCCGACGACGACATGGCGTTCATCGAGGGCCTGACCCTGCGCATGGCGCGGTCGACCAGCAAGGAGCAGCTGACCAAGATCCACGTCGACACCAAGCCGATGCGCGAGCAGATCGCGGCGCGCAATGCCGAGGTCTACAAGGTCTATCTCGACGCGATGAAGGAGCGGGCCTCGGAGATCGACGCGAGCCAGCAGTGAACGAGGTCGACGACATCGCGCTGATGCTCGAGGCGCTGGTCAGGCGCCTGCGCCGCGGCGCGCATGTCCAGGTGGCGGCAGGCTCCCGGGGCGGTCTCACCGACCAGGAGCTCGCCGACTTCGCCGCCAGCGTCGATGCGGCGATCGCCTGGATCCGCCAGCGCTGCGCCGATGCCGAGATCGCCGCGGTCGAGCTCATCGCCGTCGTCACGGCGGTGGGCTCGATCGTCGCCACCGACCACCCGGGCCGCGAGCAGGACTGGCTGCCCAGCGTGCTCGCCTATCGCCTGATCACAGCCGTAGAGCAGATGAAGGAGAAGCCGGAATGAACCGAGTGATCCTGTTCGGCAATGTCGGACGCGACCCCGAGATCCGTTCGATCAGCGGCGGCGGCGGCCGCGTCGCCAACATCGCGCTGGCGACCAGCGAGCGCTGGAAGGACCGCAACAGCGGCGAGGCCAAGGAGAAGACCGAATGGCACCGCGTGGTGGCCTTCGGCCCGGTGGTCGACGTCATCGAGAAGCACGTCAAGAAGGGCAGCAGGCTGCTGATCGAGGGCACCCTGCAGACGCGCAAGTACGTCGACCAGGGCGGCGTCGAGAAGTACTCGACCGAGATCAAGCTGATCAACTTCGACTTCGGCGGCGAGGCCGCAGCGCGCAGCAATGCCGACGACACGCGCGAGAGCCCGGCGCCGCGCAAGCCGTCGGGCCGCAGCACCAGCACCATCACCGACGACGAAGTGCCGTGGGCATGATCCCCGGCCTGGTCGTAGCACCCGGCGTGAGGCTCGAGGCCGAGGAGGTCCGCGAGCTCCACGACTGGGAGCGCCAGGAGCAGCGCGAGCAGCTGCTGCGCGCCTGGCGGCGGCGGCGGCTGCCGGTCAGGCCGGCGCGCGCCGTCATCGGTCCCTATGGCGTCATGTGGAAGGAGATCCTGTGAGCACTCTCACGCCGGCCCAGCTCGTCGCCCTGCGCGACCCGTGCTTCACGGCCGAGGAGACCAGGAAGTCCAAGTTCGTCCGCCAGCTGCTCTATCCCTACGACGACTTCACCGCGATCCTCACCCACAACATCGGCGACGAGTGAGAGGTCTTCTTCGACGGCGCGCCCTTGTGGCACTGCTCGATCGCGGTCATGGACCGCGTCCTGCGCCAGTCAAAGCCCGTGTCCCGTTGGGACCTCAAGACCCGCGACCAGGCGCTGAAGCTCGCCCGCATGAGGCTCGCGGGCGTCGGCGAGGTGCCGCCCGAGGTGATCGAGGAGGGCGAGATCGCGGTGCATGTCCGGCGCAAGGCGACCCAGGCCGAGATCGCCCTCGGCGCCCCGTGGCGCAAGCTGAAAGGACGGCCATGACGGACTGGCTGCGCGACTATGCCGAGATCATCGCCCGGGGCCTGATCGTCGGCGCCGTGCTCGGCCTGCTCGCCGCCCTGCTGCTCGGCTACTAGCCGCGGATCGGCCAGCCGAAGGTCTGCCAGCCCAGGAGGAACAGCAGAACGTAGAGCACCAGGTCGCCGCCCCACACCCAGGGCGTGCCGATTGCGGTGCGGCGGTTGTAGACCCCGAACACCAGCCACAGCAGCATCATCAGCCAGAAGATAAAACCGATGGTCATGATGGCCTCCTAGAGCCGGCCGGTGAGCAGCAGCACCACGAGAACGATCAGCAGGACGCCGCCGACGCCGCTCGGGGCGTAGCCGTACTGGTGATAGCCCCAGCCCGGCAGCCCGCCGATGCACAGCAGTACGATGATGATGATCAGGATCAGTCCCATCATGGCCTCCACAGCATCTCGACCACGAGCGCCACGGCGAGCGCGATGCCGCCGCTGACCGCTGTCACTAGCTTCCAGGCCACGCGCCAGCGGCCGTCGCACAGCGCGACATGGCCATTGAGCTCGCCCTTGAGGGCGGTCAGCTGGATCTCGAGGGCGCGCAGGCGCTCGAGATCGTAGTTCACGGGCGTGCCAGGATCGCCAGCGGGTCGCCGCTCGCCTTGTAGATCAGCGCGATGACCAGCGGGTCGTCGTTCCACACCCGGTAGCGCGCCCGCCACAGCTCGCGGGTGAGCTGGTTGCTGTCGTCGAGCGCGTCCATGAACCTGCCGAAGCAGTGCGCCGCCTCGAGGCGCTCGATGACGAGCTGGCGGTCGATCTGCCAGCGGCTCGCTGCCGGCGTCGGGGCCGGCCGGCTCTGGATCGGCAGCATCGCGCCCTCGCCGGGCGGATAGGGCGTCGGCGGATCGGTCTGCTTCGCCGGATCGTGGACGGCATAGACCGCCTCGATCAGGTCGATGATCTCCTGCGGCATGTCGGCGGCATAGTTGATCTCGCCGGTCATGATGTCCCAGCTATAGCCCTCGAGCGTGAGCCCCGCGGCAACGAGCTCGTCAGCAAAGGTGGGGCCGATCTTCCAGGTTGCCATGTCATCCTCTCCCGCTGACGCCGCACATCCCATACCAGGCTCCGATGCCGCCGTTCACCCAGCCGGTGAGCCCTGCCGTGTTGTAGGTGCCGTTGGTCAGCACGTCATAGCTCGTGGCGGTGTCGAACATCGCTCCTGCGGCGATCGAGTGGGAGATCGTCGCAGCATTGGTCTGCGTACCGTTGAGAAACATGTCGGTG